GTGGCGGCTTGTATTACAGCCATATCGACAACAGTATGCAGTTGCTAGCAGATGGTTCTGCAAGAGTTTACATTACTTCGGGAGGGCTCGTAGGCATAGGGACTGCGAGCCCCAGTCAACTATTACATGTTGAGGGCAACGCACTGCTTAATGGTGCATCAAAGTCACTTCAGATTGGCAGTAGTGGCGCTAACTGGCTTTATTTTGCCGCTACTTCTGGTGGAAGCGAACTTAGTCACAATAATAATGCTTTTCAGTTAATTACATCCCAAGTCAACGGAATCACATTTTCTACAAATGGAACCGATGAATGCGCCCGCATCGACAGCTCCGGCAGGCTCCTAGTGGGCACGTCTTCTAGCAGGTCTGATCTTGTTGGATTAAGCCCACAGATCCAGCTCGAAGGTGCCACTCAGTCTGCAACCTCCCTATCACTTACAAGAAACGAGGCGACTAGTGCAGGCCCTGCACTTCTATTAGCGAAGTCTCGCGGCACAACAGCAGGCGCTGCAACCGTTGTCCAAAGTGGTGACACTCTTGGTGGCGTCTACTTCATGGGCGCTGATGGTACAAACATAGAAATTGGCGCCCAAATAACAGGAGAGGTTGATGCAACACCTGGAAACAATGACCTTCCGTCCAGATTAGTGTTCTCCACTACTGCCGACGGGTATAGTTCTCCGACGCAGCGCTACTGGATTAATCAGGAAGGCAGACATATTTATTACAATACTGGGTATATCTACCCAAACACGGACAACGTTGTCCAACTAGGTGGGCCGAGTAATCGCTTTACCGCTGTCTATGCTGTTAATGGTTCAATCCAAACATCTGATCAGCGGGAAAAGACGCATATAGAGGCTGCTGCTCTGGGGTCTGATTTCATCAGGTCTCTCCGCCCTGTCTCCTACAAATGGATCGAGGGTGGCAAGCGCGACACGGGTGAGCGCGACGAAGACAACAACTGCATTTATGAATCCGTTCCCGGCCAGCGCACCCATTGGGGATTTATTGCCCAAGACGTAAAGCAAGCCGTTGATGCTGCTGGTGTTGATTTTGGCGGCTGGGTGCTCACCGACAAAGATGATCCCGACAGTCAGCAGGCTTTACGCTACGACCAGTTCATCGCACCACTGACAAAGGCGTTGCAGGAAGCACTAGCGGAGATCGACGTACTCAAAGCCAAAGTTGCTGCTCTTGAAAGTGCGTAGTCCAATGCCTGACCTTTCCGATGATGCCTGGAAAATTGCAAACAAAGTGTTTGAGGAGTACGCAGGCGAAGGCACACATGGCTTTGAGATGAACCGCAACGAGTTTCTTGACGCAGTCGAGGAACTTTTTAAGCGGCTTAGCCTCTGGGCTTAAACCTAGTAGTCCACGTCTTGACAAGGCCTCGCAAGCCTTGGTAACTTGAGCTTCCTCTTGAAGCCAGCATGACCACTACCATCTCAAGTCTTTGGAGCGCCTTCGTTGAAGAGCGCTCCATTTCTTTGTGCCCAACCAGTTTAACTTCCGACTACAAACAAGTTGGCAAATGGTTAAATCGTTGTCCTATTCAGGACATTAACGATGCAAGAAAAGTCATGATTTGGGTGCTAGGAGAAAAGCCCGTGCTCACTTCTAGGCGTGTAGCAATGTATACAAAAAGCATGTATAAATGGGCGGCTCAGGAAGATGTGGCAATCGTTGCTCGCAATCCATTGGCAAGTTTCAAGATGCCAAAAGCCCCTCAGCGTGAAGAGGAAATCATTGTCATCCCTCGTAACGAGACAGGACTGGTTCTTGCAGCGCTAGAAGCCAAGCTCACGTATCGCAGCGTCAACTGGTCTTGGTATACGGAATTTATGCTGCAAACTGCAATGCGAACTGGGGAGGTGAGGGCCGCGAAGTGGGATGACATTAAAGAAAATAAGCTATTAGTGCATCAAAACTATACGCTTACGCATGGCCTAAAGAATAGCACAAAGACCAACAAGCGTCGCTGGGTGCCATTAAACAATCGTTGTCAAGAGATTCTTGCCAAACTTCCCCGCGAAAACGATTTTATTTTCCCATGGAATCGACTGGCATTTCAAAGTTATTTCAGGAAAAAACTTTTGCCCTTGCACGAAGCAGGGTTGATTTCTCATGTTTACAGGCCATATGATTGTCGCCATACTGCCATTAGCCGTTGGATCGAGGCCGGCATTCCAGTGCCTCAGGTGGCGAATTGGGCGGGAAATACTAGCGAAGTGATTTTCAAGCATTATTGCAATAGCACGCAAGAGTATGAAATGCCCGTACTTTGAATGATCCAATCGCTTGTGATCGTCTAAACTAACTAAGACCATTTGGAATGACTATGGCTACCACCATTGAATGGAACATTGCTCAGCTCGAAAGGACGTTAGCTGATGGCGTAGTTTACACGCTTCACTATACCGTCGAAGCATTTGATGGCACTTATCGTGCATCGGCGTATGGCAGTATTGGTCTTGAACCGCCTGAAGAAGATGCGCTCATTCCTTTCGCGGATTTGACGAAGGAAATTGTCATTGGCTGGCTTCTTGATAAACTTGGCGAAGAGCAAGTGGAAGCAGTTGCCAAAGCTTTGCAGGCCCAGTTGGATGAGCAAGCATCTCCCACTAAAGGCACTGGTCTGCCTTGGGCATAATGGCAACAAAGAATAAAACCATTAATGGTCAAAAGCTTCTTGTGCCAAACAGGCGCAAGAAAACTAGGCAAGGTAATGGAGCGAATAGTAAAGCTTCTCATGGAAGAAAACTTTCAAGAGGGCAAGGCAAATAAACAAAGGGCCGAAAGGCCCTTTTTCTTTTAGCAGTACAATGGAAGAAAGCATTCTTTTCTCATGGGCCAAATCATTGCTGGCGGTGAACAGTTTGAAACAGCTATTGCTGCTGATTATCGCGGGCGCATCATTCGCAGTGGCATTGATAGTGGAGAATTGGATGCTTTTGCTCGTAAACGAGTGAGTCAGCCATATACATTGTTTGATTCTGTTTTGCGTTATGACAAGCGAAGTGATGTATGGAACGAAGTCATTACGGGATCAGCATCGTCTGTTCATGATCCAAATCAAAGCTCCATCAATATGACTGTTACCACTGCCTCCGGTGATAGCGTAATGAGGCGCACGCGCAGAAGATTTCCCTATCAGCCTGGCAAGAGTCTTCTTTCCATTCAAAGCTTTACTGGCTCTACGCCTGCAAGTGGTCTCATTCAAGAAGTGGGGCTATTTGACGACAATAATGGCATTATTCTTCGCGCTAGTGGCACCACTCTTCAGTTTGTTGTAAGAGGAAAATATTCAGGCTCTGTCACGGAAAACGTTGTCAATCAAGATCAATGGAACATAGATACGGCTCCATGGCTTGATTTTTCTAAGGCAAATATTTTCACAACTGATCTCGAATGGTTAGGCGCAGGACGCGCACGTTGTGGCTTTATTCTTGACGGCGAATATTATTATTGCCATGAGTTTCTTCATGCAAATAACATTAGCAGTGTCTATATGACAGCAGCAGTGCTTCCACAAACTTATCGCATTGCAAAGTACGCAACAAGCGTTAGCGGGGCAACAATGAAACAAATTTGTTCTACTGTCGCGAGCGAAGGTGGCTACCAGCCTTATGGCGAAGTTTATACAGTTTCCCCTAGTCTTGCTGCTATTCCCAATGCCGCCGGAGAGCGCATTGTCGCTGGTATTCGCATGGCTAGCGGCCGCACTGATAATGTAATTATTCCCGTAAAGGTAGATTTAGTCACGGAGGACAACACTACTATTGAATGGAGGCTTCGTCGTAATCCAACCACTTCTGGCGTCACTTGGGCTGCTAGCAGCAATGGCAGAGGAAATGTTGAAACCACTTCTGCTGGTAGCATTGTCTCTGGCGGTACTGTCGTTAATGCTGGGCTTTATTACAGCGCCGGATCAGTGGAAATTGACGTGCAAGATGGTTTAAGCCTTTCTTTAGGCGTTGATGCCAACAACAATAGCGATCAGCTTTTCTTGACTGTCGCCAGTTCAGGCAATACCAAGGCAATTGGTATGCTGGGCTGGATTGAAACGCTTTAAAGAGCTATGCTGGGACGGCGCCATGCCGTCCCTTTTTTATGGCATTTCCTTTTATTGCAGAGGGCGATTGGTATAAGCAACAGACAGAGCATCTTTCAGACATTCTGGCTGAGCTGCTGACAGACGATGATCCGGCGATGGCTTGCAAGGCACTGAGCGAAACCATCGCCTCTTGGGAGGACTATCACGAGAAGGAGCTTGCTAAGTGGAAGCGCCTCAGGGCGCTTCTTGGTCTGTGAGCTGGTACGTAATCCTCAGTTCTCCACCAAGAGCTTTGACGGCCTCGCTAGCGTCCGCTGGTGGGGCTTTTTCAATGAGAACAGACGGGACAACGGCATTGGGGAGGGGCGTGACTTTGGCATCAGGAAAAAGCTCGTGAGCCTTTTCGGCGAGAGCGTTTGCCTTTGTTTCTCGCTCATCCTCTTCCCACCGTTTGACCAGCGTGATTGCTTGCTGGTCAATTTTCTTTATTACTGCCTTGGTTTTCCATTCTGACCAATCAGGCCGGCAATGAGCCATGAGCATTTTGAACCATGGCTTCAATGCAAGAGAAGGCCGCCTTGAGGCGGCCCATAAGGCTAGTTCATAGCAAAGCGCATTAAACCAAGATTGCCAATTCATCCTTCTTGAAAAACCGAAATGAACACTGTGCCAGTTTTAGTGAGAGGAAGAATCTTGTCGCGCAAGTCAATGTTATGACAACGCACGCAACCGTGAGTGGGGACAAGGGGCTGTTTGGGAGTCCATGCTCCAGGCCAACCATTTGCGCTTCCGCCACCATGGGTCATGATTCCCGCCCTGCCACTGCCAGCTTCTTGATTCTCTAGCTCGACCATGTCGAAGCTATACCAGCCGTAGGCCATAAGAGTGCGATCATATGCAGGCTTATCGCCCACTCGCTCATAGTCTTTATAAATAGCGCCAATCTTGTAAATCCCAGGCGGCGTGTCTGAATTTGTGATTTTCCATTCAAAATCACTGTATTGCCCACGAGCGAGACAAGGGATTTCCCACAAGAGCTTCCCTTCAAAAGAAAAAGCTTTCATGGTTTCCACCGCATCGTTCACAATCAAATGTGAATCGCCTTTCTTAAAGCCAAAATCTTGCGGACGTTTTTTAGGGCCAACCATAGTAAAAACAGTGCTCTCAGGAGCATATTCCTTCATGAGCTTAGACAATTTTGCAGGATAATCGGGATCAGTGGCATACGATTGCTCCTTGAGCATTCGCGCTGCTGCATAGCGATTTGGGGCATTATTAATGCCCTTAAAATGACGATAGTCTTTATACCAACGAGTGATTAAATATTCAATGCAAGCAGCAAGACTAGGAAAATCAATGAAACCAGCTTTAATGGTCACCCATTGACCATCGTAAAATTCTTGAGTGGTGGTAGTCGTGCCTTCGCCTTTTGCGCCGATGTAATTGTGAGCGCCAGACACGTGCTTGCCAAAGCCACTCTCTAAGCAGCATTGCGCTGCTACCAGTTCAGGGTAGCGAGCCCCATATCTACGGGCAGTCTGAAAACAATCGTCCCAGAATGCCCGATTAGAAGGCCACATGGCTTCAGTCCTTCACGCGGAAGATTGCCTTGAGACCAGTCAGCAAAAGCTGGATAACGTTGTTTTCCTTGTAGGGAGTGCGTTCGATGATTTGGTCGGCAGCAGCAACAATAATGCCACCAATCACGAACCATTCAATGCCGCTCATGACGAGAGATGCAATGGAGATATAAATAGCCTAGCGTTCAATCTCCAGATTACGGACTCTATTTTCCATCTCGCTCATTTTGTCTGTCAGAGTGGAAAGCTTTTCTGTGACGGTTTCAATTTGCACTGCCACTCTTGCTTGTTGAGTGCCCACTGCAATGAGCATAGCTCCAGTTGATAGAAGCATGCCAGCCGTAATGGTGGCTACGAAATTTGCAAGGCCGTCCTTGAAACTGTCCATAGCCAACAATCAATACCTTCATTCTATAGAAGAACGCGAGCTGTTAATTAACGTTAAACTATGGACAAGACAACTAAATAGTGCCATGCCAAGAGCGAATGGTCCTGATGAGCTGCTTTATTCTCTCATTGAACTTCGCCCTGGTGACGCAAAACGCAGATTTCGCAAGAGCATTTTTGAAGACTATTTCTTGAGAGGACCATTCGGGCAATGTGCTTGCGCGTATTGCGGAGAGTGGAAAGAAAAGCTTACGATTGATCACATTGTTCCAAAGAGTAAAGGCGGTCCGCATTTCTCGCGTTGGAACATGATTCCGGCGTGCAAGAGCTGCAATCTGCGGAAAGGAGACTTGCCAATGCTGGAATGGTGGCGCGTGCAGCCTTTCTGGACCGAAAAGCGCGAGGAGATTCTGATGGCATGGGTGTATTGCAATAGCTTTATCAGTGCCCACACCGACCAGAAGGAACTGGAAGCATGGTGCGAGAAGAAAGGGCTCATTCTGCCGCTGCATCAAACAATTGAGCATGAAAAAGCCCCCTTATGGGGGCTTTGTTGCAATGCTGCTTAGTCTTCTACTGGGGCGAAAGTAACTTGCCTGCCGGGAAGATCGTAGCGAATGCCTGGC